TTTTTTGTGATGAAGTCGCTCTGATGCCGGAGAGCTTCGTCAACCAGGCGACTGGACGATGCTCTGTCGATGGCTCTAAGTACTGGTTTAACTGTAACCCAGACGGACCATATCACTGGTTTAAAGTCAACTGGATTGATAAGGCTATCGGATATCTTGGCAAGAAAAAGGCTGCCAGGATAAAAGCAGAGGCAGAGGCCGTAGGAAAAGAACCAGACCTTAAAAAGCTACTGTATGTCCATTTTACCATGGACGATAACCTGAGCCTGTCAGAAGAGATTAAGAAGCGCTACCGCAGTATGTACACGGGTGTGTTCTTTAAGCGATATATCATGGGCCTCTGGGCGATGGCCGAGGGCGTTATCTATGATATGTTTGCCCCAGACAAGCATACAGTTGATACGGAGGCTCTGGCTGCTGCGTATAAAGCACAGACAGGGCACGACTTCTGGGGCGGAGATAAGTATGTAAGTTGTGACTACGGTACCCAGAATCCTACTGCATTTCTTCTGTGGCAGCAGGGAGCTGATAAGAAATGGTACTGCCGGCGGGAGTATTACTACTCTGGCAGAGATAAGGGGCGGCAGAAGACGGACGCTGAGTTTTCCGCAGATCTGAAAAATTGGCTGGGAAATACAGAAATCAGAGCTGTAATTCTGGATCCTGCTGCTGCATCTTTCAAGGCCCAGCTTGAGAAGGATGGTTTTAAGGTTAAAAAAGCGAAAAATGACGTGTTGGATGGCATCCGGTTTGTGGCTACATTGCTGCTTACGGGTGCTATTTTGATTGATAAGAACTGCGACAATCTGATTAAGGAGTTTGCTTCCTATATCTGGGATGCTAAAGCAGCAGAGAAGGGCGAAGATAAGCCGGTCAAAGAACATGACCACGCACTTGATGCCCTTAGGTATTTTTGCATGACGATTATCCGGATGCGACCAGGAATCCGGATTTTGAAGTGAGGTAGATTAGATGGACATACTATTTGACCCGAATAAAAACCAAATGACCAATATGCAGCTGTGCCGGCTGTACATGGATGAGTTCGTGCGTTCTCCAGAGCGCAAGTGGATGCTGGATGGAGAGGCATATTATCGTGTAGACAATCCGGAGATTATGAACCGGAAAATGTATCGGTATCGGGAAAACAAGGCAACCGGACAAGTAGAGCGGATATTGGACAAGGCCAAACCAAACAATAAACGGGCACATGGTTTTATGCATCTCCTGGTCGAGGATAAAGTAAATTACTTGCTTTCTAAGCCATATACTCTGACCTGTGAGGAATCAGAGGAGTATTTGGAACAGGTTCAGACTATCTTAGGAAAATCATTCCAGAATAAGCGGCTGATGCGGTTAGGAGTATCTGCCAGCAATGGCGGTATTTCTTGGCTGCATCCATACATTGATGAGAAGGGAGAATTCCAGACCATGATTATTCCACCAGAACAGGGAATCCCGCTCTGGCAGAATAATGACCACGAAAAACTGGATGGATTTATTTGGTTTTATGACGTTCAGGTCATTGAGGGGCAGGAACAAAAGACCGTTACGAAGGTGGAATTTTGGATACCGGAAGGAGTAGCGTATTACATCTCTGATTCTGAGGGAGAAGGATGGGATTTGAGGCTTGATTCGGAACGTTATCTGGATGCGGTGGCAGATGAGGACAGTGAGTTCATGGAGCACTTCTGTATTGGGAATGCACCTGGAACCTGGGGCAAGGTTCCATTTGCACCGTTTAAAAACAATGATTACGAATTGCCAGATCTTAAGTTTATAAAAACTTTGGTTGATGGCTATGATAAGGCCAGATCTGATGTAGCCAATTTCCTTGATGAGGTACGTTCTATTGTATATGCCTTAAAAGGGTACGGTGGGAATGATCTGGGCGAGTTTATGCGGGATCTGAATTACTTTCGGGCTATTTCGCTGGACGATGATGGCGGCGCAGAGGCAGTTACGGCACCAGTGGATATTGCGGCGGCTAAGGATGACTTTGACACGCTGCGGAAAGACATCTATGACTTTGGACAGGGGGTAGATAAAAACAGTGATAAGCTTGGAAACAGCCCATCGGGTATCGCTCTTAAATTCATTTACTCCGGACTTGATCTGAAATGTAACCGAATGGAGAATGCATTTAAGGCCGG